ACAAACCCTAAAGTGTATTCCACCTTTTCTTTTTCAAAAGTAAATAGACGACTGTAACGGAGAACTTTGAAATAAATTCTGTCGATTACTACTATCATATGGTAATAAAAACGCCGGTCTTCGTACGAAACCGTGTGCGTCAAAAACCAAATTTCGTCATCAATAGTGACACCAGCTGTAGAACCACGCAAATGTCGAAAACAAGCAGGTGATTCATATTCAGTAATATTGGTGATGGCATTTACACCAAACTCATTCGGTGACAAAGTCACCTGCTGAGTTAGTTGTTGAAGGACTTCGTCCCTCTGACCAAAATCACCAATAGTAAGTGGGAACCATTGATAAACACACTTGATTTGGTCATTGCTTTCACCTCCAAAAAGTACCCAGTTTTTCTCAATATTATTATGTTTTTTTGCATATTTGAGAACATTTGAAAATGTAACTTTAGAATTTTCGATCATCCCAGATTCCACTACAATATTGTCGTGTGAAAGACCTCGATTTGCGGTATATAAAAGTTTATCTTTGAAAGAAAACAATCGCACATCCTCAAGTCCTACATAAACATCATTATCAAGTTCCTTGTTGTAATCTACAAGTTCTCCAATGTATTGATTATACAGACCAAACTCTTCCGGTGACCTACGGTCACCTACAGAGTTATCGCTTCGCAATGTTGGAGGCGTAAACGCCCCCCGACCAAAACTATTATTATTATTATTATTGTTATGTTGTATTTCTTTGTACCATATGGAAAGAGCTATTGAGAACATTCTATTTTTTGTCACGATTTGTTCTTTTTGTATATATCCTCCTTGTTCTCCAATGTAATAATTTACATAACGAATATTGAAGACCAATTTGTCTTCATGAATGACAATGGAAGGTGTGCTCGAAAAAAAATCGGGAACTTCTGGACCATTATAATGGAGAACAGGGTATTCAGAGAGTTCAACAATCGCTTGAGTATAAAATTTGTAATTACTCAAAACACTTCTATAAATCCATTCTTCTGTGGTGTGATTGTCCAATACTTGCATAGATATTTTACCCAAGTCGTATTTTTCAGGATTACAATAATATCCAACAATGGTCATTTCATAATCCAGTTTGTAATCATAAATCGCCTTTTCTAAAAATAAAAAGTCTTCTTGAAAATGTTCTCTTTTTATGCGTTCTGCAATACGATAAAATTCATAAGCTATATTATTTTTACCGCGAGTGCGGTAGTATTCGATGATTTCATAAAGGTTCTCAATACGATTCGGAAAATAATTATAACCTTCCAACCAGTAATAAATCGCTGTATCCATTCGATTTAATGTTTTGTAACAGCGTCCAACGGACAAATAACTATGCCATACCTCTTCGACCCATCCACCCAATTCGATACGGCGTTTGAATGTTTCAATGGCTTTTTCAATTTGTCCGGAATCCCGGTAACTATTAGCCAAATAAAAAGTATATCGGTCGTTATTGGGAATAGTTTCTAATCCTTTGGTCAATAATTCAATGTCGCGTAGAAACTTGTTTTGTTTACTACCACCGTCACCTACATCATTGATAAAAATTTCACTCCGTTCGAAATATCCATAGGTGGTACCATCTGGAACCTGAACGTATTCGTGTGTTACACCCCAATAGGATAAACCTGCACGATTTTTAGCAAAACGCACATTTTTGTAATAAAATGCATCAGAACCTTGAAATACATAATGTACTGGATGTTTTAACAGTTTTTGTTTGATAATTGGTACATTTTCGGGTTCTATTTTTAATATCATATCGGCATCGAGTAACATTAAGTAATCTACATCTAATTTTTCACAATATTTCATGGCTATTGTGCGGTTATATCCGAAATCTTGAAAAGGTATGGAAAAAATTGTACCAGAAATGTCCTTTTCTTTAAAATAATTAGTGATCAATTCAATTGTATTATCTGTACTTCCAGTATCACAAATACAATAATAATCGATTAATGGAAGTACGGAATCAAATAACCGTGTTATAATATTACTTTCATTTTTTACAATCATATTTAGACATATTGTTGGATTCATGAATAAGAATATTAGGTTCATTTATTTATTTCATTTTAAACATTTATCATAAAATCTTTTTAATATATATAGTAATGACCGCATGGACATCTTTTATGAAAACTTTTTATTCAAATGAACGCAATCAATACAGGTCTTGTGCAAGCAGTGGTACTTTAAAAAGGGCAGCAAAAATTTATAAATGTCAAAAAAAGAAGGCTGCAAAAACCGAAAAAAAATCCAACAAAAAATCCGACACTTCTGCATTTACTATGATGAATCCAATGTATAAAAAAAACAAAATTAGAAAAACGATGAAAAAATCCAAGAAATAAATACAGTAATACTATATAATATTTATAAAATATATATTATATAATGTCGTTTACCAGATTTCATGATGACCCGTTAAGAATTCAAAAACAATTACAAGAAATAACTGGAACAGGAAGATATCAATTAGACCGACCAGGTAACGGATTGAATATGCCATATTTTGAAGACCCTCAAATACGGTTGGAAAGATGGGGTGCTAACCTAAGAACCAATACTGTCGATTTAGAAAGTGATTTCAGAGGTATTACACGAAAATTAACGCATGATATTGTTGATTATAAATCTAAAACTCCAAATACGACCGTGTTATCATCATATGGTACTGAAAATGCATTTGTTGATGAATCAAGAGCAACACATCCAGCTTGGATGTTTAAAGATTTAGAACAATCTAGATACGATTTTTTGTTACACGATTATCAATCAAAAACAGAAATACCATTTGAAAATAATTCAAGTACACGAATTGCTGAGAAAGATGCTTTTCATCAAAAACAAAAATAATGTACAAAATTCCAAAAAAAAAGAATATGATATAGTATAATTATAATATATAATAATGGAATTCGGTATTCCTTTGCTAGCCTTAGGTGGACTATATGTAATTTCCAACCAATCAAAAAATAAAAAAGATATCAATTCGGTGTCAAATCTTGAAAATTTTGAAAGCAGAAAGTGCACATCTACATTGCCAAATATTGATGTCCAAAATAAAAATTATCCAGAAGAATATCCAATTTTATCATCTGATATGGACGTAACATCAAAATTATCAACTGTAAATAAATTTGATTCATCTGGTGTTTATACAGATAAATATTTTCATCCTCAAAGTAATAGTCAGGCTGTGAACTCATTCGCACCACTAAACGAGAACACAGTATATAATTCGTCGGCAAAATACACATCACTTACTGGTGAAGAAGTAAATCAAGATTATTTTCAACATAACAACATGGTTCCATATTTTGGTGGACACATCCGTTCTCGAAATGTAAATGCAAATGCGAATGAATCTATTTTAGACAATTATTCAGGTACTGGTTCACAAACTATTATTAAAAGAGAACAAGCGCCTCTTTTTGCCCCAGGAGAACATTATCAATGGACGAATGGTATGCCAAATTCTACCGAATTTGAAAGGTCAAGAATGAACCCTAGTACAAAAATGTCTAATGTAAATCCTTTCAAGGAAGAACAAATAGGTCCAGGTTTAGGATTAGGTACTTCCAACAATGGTATGGGTGGATTTAATTCTGGAATGTTAGCACGCGATTTATGGCAAGAGAAGACGGTAGATGAACTGCGCGTTTTAACCAACCCTAAATCTAGTGGCTCAATTGCACTTGGATATGAAGGACCTGCTATCAGTCGTGTAACTGCAAGAGGCGATTTGGGTATCCAAGAAAAAAATCGTATTGATACCTCTTTTCAAATGGGGCCTGAACGATATCTTACGACTACAGGAATTGAAAAAGCGAGCGCGACACGCCCGAATATTATTGAAAAAAATATGGCTCGACCTTTTACTTCAATTGAATATCAGGGTGCTGCAGGAAGCTCATCACAAAGTAAATACATGTCAGGTGAGTATATGCCTAGTACACATATAGACCTTGCTTCTTACCCTCTTGCAGTGGCAAATGCTGCTGGAAAAAACAATGCAAGTACATATGATTTCGGCGCAAATTCAATCAAAGCTTATCCTAATAATCGTTCTGTGAGTAAATCTGACGACTATTATGGCGCGATTGGTGGCGCATTCGGCGCAGCAGTTGCTCCACTTTTAGATGCTCTTCGTCCTTCGCGAAAAGAAAATTCTATCGGTACAATGCGTCCTTATGAAAATGCCAAACCAACTGTTACTGCACCATATATTTATGACCCTAATGATAAACCTGCGCCAACCATTCGTGATACAACAATGCGAGATGAAGTTTACACACAAATAAATGGTAATCAACGAGGAGGTGCTTATGAAATTACCGATCATCAACCCTTCGACCAGTCTCGTGATAGTACCAATGTACCTTATGTTGGTAATTCCAGTGCAGGAGAGCGTAATCGTGTTATACGGTCCTATGAAGCAGAATACAATCAACGCAACAATGATTTGAAATCATCAACAATTCAGGGTCGTATGCAACAGGGTAATATGGACTTGTTTAATAGCGATATTAATATGACATCGAAGAATAAAGATGTATATTTGAAAAACAATCGCGCATTAACGATTGATGGACCTAAAAATAGCGGTTCTCTTTATAACTTCGGTTCAGTACAATCACAACCAACTTCGCTTTATGATGGCATTCAGTTAGACCGTAATAATGGCGATGTGTTGTCTTCACTCCAAGGAAATCCTTACATTATTCCTTATCGCGGAAAATAATAATTGAATAAAAATATTGTTAAACAGGATTCATATTAATATTTATATATACATAAATATTAATGTCATTCGATTCCGAATCATTCGATTCCGAATCAGCTTCGCTGATTCTTGCATCGGATATCGAATTCAAATCCGCACCGCGTAGCGGTGCTGCCTTGAATTCTCCAGCTTCGCTGATTCTTGCATCGGATATCGAATTCAAATCCGCACCGCGTAGCGGTGCTGCCTTGAATTCTCCAACAATCGATCTTTATAGCGACAAAAATCTTGGGGATAGTATTTTTTCCATGATTTATTTTTACAATATCAAAAATTATATTGAAGAACAAAACATTACTATAAATTTCTATTGTAAAACTGAATATCATACACAATTGTTGGAATTCAAATGTTCAGATAATATTGTTTTGTATGATTTGGAAAACAAACAAGGTACTCATCTTTGGATAGCAAATACAGAGTTGTCGGTGAATCTCGCTAATTTCGTCCATAAGAATAAATTGGATACATTGTTGGTAGCTTTTTACAACAGCATATCCAATTTATTAAATATTGATGTTACTATGATGAATTTTTGTTATCACGACCCCGAATTATTGGAAAGATATGAGCGACTACCTGAAAAATACCGTGATTTAGATATTTTAATAATTAATGCTCTTCCTTTATCAGGACAATATTTATTAGTTGATAATATATGGGGACCTTATATCCATAAATTAAACGATAAATATAAAATTGCAGTTACACGAAACATAGGCGGACCATTATCATGTACTATGGATGATAATTTAACTGTGAAAGATATAGCGGCTATTTCTACACAAGCCAAGATCATATTTTCAGTAAATACTGGTGTTATTACGGGTCTTTATAATAATTACACAATGAATAATGTAAATAAAATTTTTGTTTTTGATGACAATTGGTCATATACTCATCCAAAATTTCAAAATAAAAAACAAATTACCGATGTTACTTTCGATGAAATAAATTCTATTTTAAACCCCAAACACTATTTTTTTGATTTGGATAATACATTATGTAGTACAACAAATAGCGATTATGAAAAATCACAACCAATACATTGTAGAATCGATTTTTTGAATAATTTGAAATCACTAGGACACAAAATAACCATTTGGACTGCAAGAGGGGCAACCAGTGGTATAGACCATACAGAACTTACTGTAAAACAATTGAATGAATGGGACATAAAATGTGATAATTTATTGTTAGGGAAACCATCCTATGATATATATTATGATGATAAATCATTTAATATAGATAGTGCATTACCTTCACCTGAAATCAATAAACCACCAATCGGTAAAAAAACACAACCTACCATCGTTGAAAAAGGGTGGGGTAAGGAAATAATCATTGCAAATAATGACGAATATTGTGGTAAAATTTTATGCTTTAATAAAGGTAAACGATTCTCTATGCATTACCATATCAAAAAAAAGGAAACATGGTATGTTTCGAAAGGTAAATTTTTATTGATTTGGATTGATCTCAAAAGTGGTACTGAATATTCCGAGTACTTGAATGTAGGAGATGTATTAACGAACGAAAGAGGAGAACCACATCAACTTATCGCTTTAGATGCAGGTGAAATTTTTGAAGTTTCAACACCACATTTTGATGACGACAGTTATCGTATCAGAAAAGGCGACTAGAATTTATTTTATCCATCCAAAAAGATAATGTTAATTTTTCATACGAGAATGATTTGTTTTTAAATTGGTCTATTGTATTTTGTAACAGTTCATTGTTAATATTGTTCCAATCATTTACAATTAGAACAGGAAGTCCTTCGTATAGTGAATCTATGGGCGAGGTTCTCACAATAGGAATACAACCCAAAATAAGCGCTTCCCAAGTACGGTGACAATCGAGTCCATTACCGTGTGGTGATAGTACAAATGCATATTTACTCTGGTTCTCCCATGATTCCTTTCTGTCGATAATATTTGGTTCGTAAAACACTAATTCGGGCGGGACCGACTTTACGACATCGGTTCTCATATATCCAAATTTCATTGTTTCATAGTTGATAAAATGAAAATTGCTGTAACATTGTACGGTCCTTTCCCAAAAGGGTTTTACGGATGAAGAAATTTGAATCAAAATGTTTTCTTGTTCTATAGGTGTAATAATATTACGACTGTGATAATCCAATCCAATTGGTATTTTTGTTATTTTTGGGTGTTCATATACACAGTTTTGTGAATACCAATGAATAAGATTTGGATGATTTAAAAAACTTTCAAAAATTTCGAATAACAACATTTCGTCAGGAATAGTGTTATCAGCGTCTCCTGTAACAAGAATAAATTTGAAATTAATTAAATTTATTATTTCATAAAAATGTCCTATCGATGTGCCACAGGCATAAATGGTTGTTCCATCGGGAAAAATATTTTGTGTAAAATCATAATTATAATCTTTTAACTGCCAAATACTTGACATTGGTATTGTGCTATGGATATCACAAGTCTTTAAAAATCCTCTCGAAGAAATAAATTTGCAATGTTCTTCACTAGTTACAGAAACGAAAGACATTAAATATGTATAATAATATAAAAATTAATTTAAATTATATTTATATTATTATTGTTAGTCTTATGTTTTACGATTTTGACGCTGATTTTACAGTTCTAGTAGTAGGTGATGTTATGCTTGACACATATTTTCATTGTGAATCTTATCGTAAAGCCCCAGAAGCAGATATACCAGTTTATGATGTGAAAAAAACAGTGAATAAATTAGGTGGTGCAGCCAATGTAGCAAAAAATTTGAAGAAGTTGGGTTGTAATGTATTATTGGTC